CGTAGCGCGCAAGGTGAACCACGTCTTGCGGCAGAATGTGAGCCGCTTGCGTGGCTTGCTTCGGACAGCGCCCGCCGTTCTCGTCGACGTAGCAACACTGCCAATTCTCTCGTGCGAACACAGCCATCCGCGTTTCCCATATCTCAGTGTCTCTGCGTTCCTTTGCACTCATTCATCGTCCCGCTGGCATTCGCAAACTGGCACGACAAGCCGCAAGTCCAGTTCGCCGTCGACCGTTGCCGTAACGTCCAGTTCGCGCCCGCACTCCTCGCATTTCGCCGAGTACGGTTGCTCGTCCATGTGATCCTTGATCGCCTTTTCTATCTGAAACAAATCCAACGCCATCTCAATCCTCCGGTAACGTGATTCCCTCGCGCTTGGCTTCCTCTTCGATCACCTGATAGGCGCACAGCAATTGACCGTTCGTCGCCTTCGTGGTGCTCTCCGGCACCGGAATATCGACGTCGACAAGATCGCCGGTATCGAGTTTCACCCGGCGCGGGATGATCTTGTGCGGCCACTCGCCCATCTTCATCGCGTGGTTCACCGCGAGATTGTAGTAGTAGCTGTAGCCCCGCCCGGTCATGTCTCCGAGGTGCTTCGTGTGCGCGTGGAACCGCTTGAACATCTGCTCGCTCGCTCGCATCGTGTGCGGTACGATCCGCTTGTGGCGCATCGCTTCGAGACACCGCCGAGCGATCTGCTCGGCGGATTCGGTTCGATGCTTCTCGATCTGATCGCGAATGATCGCGACCGTCTTCTCGTAGGTCGTCATGCTACGCGCGCCTCCTCGGCGATTGCCCGCAGCCGTTCGACCCGAGTACGTACCTCGGCCTCGAACTTCACGACCTCTGCGACCGCCTCTTCAATCCACTTCTCGTCGCGCTTCACGCGCTGGACGTAAAGCGTGAGTTCTGGCAGTTCGATTCGCGGGTCGTAGCTCACGTAGTCGCACCACTGTCGTCCGGTGACGAACATCGTCCATTGCATCTGAGCGATGTACCGGCTGTCGATCTTCCCGCCTTCGAGCAGCGCGATGTGCTGCGCCGTATTCGGACACTTGATCTCGACCGCGCCAGTCATACCGACCAGACCGTCCGGGCTCGCTCCGCAGTATTCGAGTTCGTCGTGAATGACGAAGCCGACCTGCTCGACCGATACGTCGCGCTCCCATTCGTACATGCTGCGCGCGTCCGGTTCGTGTTCGGTACCCCAACGCATTTCGGCGCTTACGAATCCGCGCTCCTGCGGCGTGCCGGTCAGACGCTCGACGATGATTTCGGCCGCGTAGTTCTTGCGGCTCGCGGCTGGGCCGCTTTTGGTCTTCGCGAGAACGTCGGCAACGCGCGAGGCTGTTACCAGCCCCGCCCGTGCGCGTTTCCATTCATCAGTGCCTTGCACCACGTCGATCACTTTACCCACGCGAGCCCCCTTCCATCTGAGCCTTCAGTCGAAGGTACTCCGCCAGCACCGTCTTGACGCCGCGCTCGTCGCCCTCGCCTTTGAAACGATCGTGCAGTTGCTTGCCGGTCGCCCGCAGTTCATCGAGTGACGAACATCCGCGAAGGCGCTTGATCTGGTCCGAGTATTCGATCGCCGTCTCAGCGTCGATGCTCTGAGCGTCGTCGTCCTCGTCGACCGCTACGATGCCAAGGACGCCGAGAAAGGCGTAGCGTGTAGCAAACGTTCGTGCGGCGGCGACCTTCTGCGGAGCGTTCATATCGGCTTCCGGGTCGATTGGGACCGACATGCTCGACTCTTCGTCGTGGCCGTCTCGGTGGTGCGCGACGACCTTCGCGGTAACCCATCCCTCGACCGATTCGTCGGTCGGATGAACGGTGTAGCTGAATCCGTGCTCGGCGAGTATGTCTTTCACCTGCTGTACGATGTCGCCGAGCTTTGCGTAGTAGTAGCGCGGCGTTCCGTCCTTGTTCGGAACCGCCGTCGTCTTCTCGATCTCCGGGCACTCGCGCTGAAACGCAGCGAGTGATTCAAAGTACCGCTCGCGCGCCCACTCGGCCTTCAACTCGCGACGCATCGCGAGGAGTCGTTCGATCGACTCGACTGGTAGCTGCCGTTCGATCGCGGCAGCAAGCAGCGCCTCCGGCGAATGGTCCGCGATCGGTTCGGCGGGCGCGGTATCCTCCCGCGCCGCGACCGCTGTTTCCTCTGTCTGCTGTTCGGTGACGTTCTTCTCTTCTGCCATGTTCCCTCCGTTGCCGGGGAGGCCGCTTACGCGGCCAGCCCCTTCCACGCTGAATGGCTCATCGTAATAAGCGCCGATCCCTGTCGTTCGAGGTCGTGCTGCCGATCCATGTTGTCGAGACTCTGCGCGTACCACGTCAGCGCGTTTGCGAAGCCGTAGCGGTTCGGATTGCGCTCCTCGATCACGTTGCCCGCGATCGCGCTGACCGAATCTTCCGGCAGCCCGTAGTGCTTGGTCACGTTCTTGGCCGTTTCGATGACGTCCTCGACGCGATCCTCGCGAGCCTCGCGAAGCGCTGCGACGCGATGCTCGAATGCCGATTGCTTCATGCTGGCTGCGAACACGTCGCGGAGCCGCAGGCGCAAGCTCTCGATCTCGGCGCGAATCGTATCGTCGCCATAGATGTCGTAGCTCTCGTCGGCGTTCAGGTCGATGCGTGATCCGACGTGGTTTTTGCGCAGGTAGCTCTCGCCGACCATGCCGTTGCGACAAACGAGCCGCCAGATGGTCGATGCGATGTCGACCGCTCCCGACCCGACCTCGCTGTTCGTGATCGTAACGCCAGCCTGTACGACGTCGCCGGGCGCGACCTCGGCTTGAAGCCTCGGAAAGACGACCTGCAGATACATCCGCTGTTCGCCCATCGCGCGGCTGACGACCTGTAGATCGTTGTGCTCCATCATCGTCGGCAGTACCGCGTCGAGTACGAGCATGTTGTCGATCGGCCGGTAGCGGTCGGAGAGATACGCGCGGATTGTGTCGTCGTTGAGCGTGCGGACGAATCTCTGCTCGGGTCGCTGGTGCCACATCTCGTTGACGACCGTTGGCTTGAGTCCGTCGTACTCGTCGAGCCGATTCCAGAACTTCGCCGGAATACCGAGGCGAGACGCGATCTGCCGCTGCGCGTGATCGGTCGGTTCGTAGTGACGCTGATAGTCTGCGATCGCCGCCCAGATTGACCCGTCGTCCTTGTACTCCATGTGCCGGGTGCTGATCACGTAGTCGGCTTTCGCCGCCTCGATGCGATGCACCTCTTCGACGAATCCTTCCATCGTTTCGAAATTGCCTCTCATGATCTTCGCTCCTTGCGATTGTCCGGCGCTCGGCGTATCCTTTGGCCGAGCGCCGATGTAGTCTCGGTGCCTCATCTTTCCCGGCCCCCGTTCGCGGGGGCCTTCCTATGTCATTCCCCGTGTCGTCGCTGCCTTAGCACCTCCTGTCCGACGCGATCCATGATCGCGTCGTACTCCTTGTGTCCCGGCTCGCGAGTGCAGAACGCGGAGAGTACCGGGAGCGCGTCGCCCTGAATCTCAAGCTCCTTCTCCTCCCACTCGCCGCCGTCCATCGGGTCGTTGATCGTGAAGATCAGCAGCGCCCCTTCGTGCTCGATCTGTACCTTTCGCTTCATCGCTATGCCCTCCATGCCGCCGACCGCGCGAGCCGCGCGATCAGCTCGGCCTCTTCGAGTTCGTCGATCAGCCGATCGACTTCCTGCTCGGTTCGCGTCGGACCGATGTTATCCAGCGCCGCGCGAAGCGACTGCGCGACCTGCGCCGTCTGGCGCTGCCTCGGTATCTGTTCGATTGCCTGTGTCATATTCACCCCCATGTGTTTCACCCTCTTAGCGTTACCCGCCGACCGCCGCGTGGAGGCGGGGTGTTTTCGGTCGGCTTCCGGGTTACCCCGGTCGGGGTGGCTTCGGACTCCCCGGCTCCCGCCGTCCTCGTCCTATCCATGCCCTTTGTCTATGGTTCTGATAGTACCACATATATACACTCGTGTCTATAGTTTTCTATAAAAAAGTGAAGAAAGTTTCGGAGGTAGGTTTCGGGGCGAAAACGGTAGGTTTCGGCTGCGCTGGCGGTAGGTTTGCTATCCGGCGCGAATGATGAGCGCGTCGTCGGAGTAGCCGAGTGTCACGCGGTCGCCTGCGGCGATCCCGGCGCGGCGCTGCCAGTCGCGGGGGAGGGAGACCATCAGCTCGTCTTTGTAGCGGCGCACGGACTGCCGTTTCGCCACGCGTTCGAGAGGTGCGTCGATGCCGGAAGCGAGCCATGCGGCGAGCATGCGCGTGACCGAAGTACCGCGCTTCGCAGCGATTTCGTGGAGCCTGTTTCGCGTTTCGATCGGAACGACGATAGAAACGACCGTGTGTCCTGTTGGAATTGCCATCTCGGATATCTCCTATTTTGCCCACAGCCCCGCGAGACGGTGGATATAACCGTTTTCCCATAGTAAACTGTCCCCTCGGAGGGATACAAGATGTTCGACCCGCGCAAGGTGCGAAATATGAACCGATCACTTTATGGCAAACTCTACGCGGAACTGCCCCTGGCATTTCTTCGAGACCGGTTTCGGTGTTTCTACTGCGGCCAACCAGCGGGCACGATCGACCACCAGCCCCCGCTCGACGTCATTGCGTCGCTACTCACGTCGGAGATGTCATTCGAATGCGTGAAAGTACCGTGTTGTCACAGTTGCAATTCTCATCTCGGATCGTTTCCCAGCATTACGCTATCGGAGCGCTTCGAAGAACTGAAGAATCGATTGCGGAGAAAATATCGCACCGAACTTCGGCTTCAGGGGCAATGGACGATTGATGAGATCATGGAACTCGGCGACTCGTTGCGCCAAATGGTGCTCGGTTCTGTACGCCTTGGCATCGATGCTGAAGAGCGGCTTCTATATCCGGGCCATAGGCTTGTTCATCCAGAGGCAATGTCTTGTGATGGGTTTATACGAGAGTGTCAGACGTGCGGCTTGATGATCGAGGATCGACAACAAGACGTCTGTACCGAATGCGGAGCGTCACTGAAATAGGCTCACAGCGAGCGCGCCGAGGAGTGCGCCGACTGTGCCAGATGCGACGACAACGGGCCACCAGCGTCGTGTGACGGGCTCGTATGGCGCTCGTTGCTCAGGTAGGGTGATAGACCACCCGACCGAGGCCGCTTCGACCGTGAGCGGCGATCTCGGCCGGATGATGACCTGTGAGTCTGTGACCACGACATCGAAGCTCGGAACGTCGACTGTCGGCTCTGCGTTTTCGATCGCGTCGAGCCGCTGGACGTCTTCGGCCGCAGCCTCCGGGAAGCGTCGCACGTATTCGCGCGCCTCTTCGTCGGACAGCGGTTCGTATGCGCTACTCGGCGCGGCGAAGCATAGAGCGACGATCGCGAGGATCGTGTAGCGGTTCGACTTCATAGGTTCCATTCGCTTTCGAGATACCTACCGAGGCAACGTCTTTCGATTTGACGCCAGCCGGTAGCTCGACTGTTTCGTGCTGCCCGGTGTCAGGATTCTCGACAACGACGTGCGAGTCGTTGCCGGGTATCCGCGCCCACCGGATCGGTCGTTCGACCCACGGCAGTAGATGCGAGAGGCGAACACGAAGCAGCCGCCAAAGTAGAAAAGCCGCAGCCGCGAGGAGTACCCATCGCAGCCACGACCATACCTTGCGCAGCCAGTCCATCAGTTGAACAGCTCGCGCACGAGGATCGCAACGGTTCCGGCGATCGCCGCTGCCTCGCCCGCCGTTTCCAGCGCGGCGCTCGTGTCGCCGCCACCGACGGTGATCGCAACGACGCCGACGATCATGGCGATCAGCCCGCCACGGTTCAACCATTTCTTAACTTTCGGAGACATCTTTCCCTCCTCGGGCCTCGATTCTCTTGGCCCAGTTTTTCATGATCTCGCCAACCGATGCGACACCGAACGATGCGGTGATCAGCCCGACCAGCGAGCCGACGATATCAGTATCGCCCGAGGCGAACGCGATGACGAGCACCGTGAACGCACCGAGCGCGATGGCCATTGCGACTGCGATGACGATGAACGCGAGCAGCCGTCCCATGCTCTTGTGCTCGGGCGCTGCCTCGAAGTATCCGACCTTCATCGTGCCTCCTCGTAGTGTGCATCCGGGCGCGGGCGATGCTCCCACCGCTGCCACGCGCGGCCCCGATGTATTTCGTAGTGCGTGTGCGCGCCGGTCGAGTATCCGGCATTGCCGACGTAGGCGATCTCGTCGCCGCGCTGGACGTGGCGGCCGTGCCCGTTCGTGGTGAAAAACGCGCAAAGTGGAAACTGCTCGACCTTCGGCGATTCCTTGTATCGCCAACGCACGCGCACCGGGGGCTCGTTGAACAGCTGGTTGATCCAGCAGTGCGCGAAAATGTGCGTTGCACCGCTGTCGCCGAGTACGATCGCAAGCGCCCCGAATACGTCGTAGAAGTACGCCCTGCTACCGAAGTCAAACGGCCCGTGGTCCAACCGAAGCTCGTACATGTCGCGGTCGCGGTTCGGCCGGATCGCAGCGAAATAGTACAGCATGCCACGTTCAGGCGCGAGGATCGAAGTCCCGACCGGCGCTGCTATATCGACCGCACCGTGCTTGTGCCACCGCTCGTCCGGAGACACCGAAAGCGGGCGCATCTGATCGAAGCCCGCCGTGATCTGACCGCCCGGTACCGGCCACGTCATCGGCCGTCGTCCTGTTGCATGTGCATCGCAACGAGCTTTTCGACGAGCGTGTGCGTGCTTTTCGTTGTCGCCTTGATCTCGGAGACTTCGCGCGCGAGCTCATCGTGCTCGGTCTTGTTGGTGTTGATCTGCTGCTGTAGGTCCTGTCTCACTTTCTCTACCTTCCGGCCGAGGCCGTCTACGTCTTTCGCCGTCTCTTCATTCCGTTGCATGTTGCGCCCCGCTGTCAGGAGCCACGCTCCTATCGCCCCGAGAGCGAGGACGATTCCTGCGATGCTGTATATCGTGTTGATGCTTTCGATCTCGCCCTCCCTTCACCTGGCTCATTCTGCCACGTTTCCATCGTTGCTCCTTCACGTTACGCTCGCCAGCGGCCTTCTGCCGTAACGTCGGCTTCTCCGTTTAGCACCGCCAAATCGGTACGGGGATTGTACGTCCGAACTGTGACTTTTGTATTTGTGGGAGACCCCATTGTAACAACCACGTCGCCCGACGGTGCTGAACTCTGTCTATTTTCAATTCCGCTACAAACGGGTGCTTCTCCGGACGGATATGCTTTTGGAAAAGTCCAGTCGGTAATCCCGTCTGTTCCGTCCGTGACAAACGCGTGCCGCTGTTTCATTGTCCCATCAGCGTACCGCGTCCAGCTTCCTGTGGCATTATTTCCGTGATCCTTGTACTCCACGAGCCGCCACCGGCTCCCCGTCCACCGCACTCGGGCGTAGTCGTCTTGGGAGTCGATGTCGACGGACGCCACACCGTCTATCGTGTCCGCGCCCGCTGCGGCGAGGATGACCTTTCCGGTGCCGGAGTCGTCCTTGTCGACTTCGATCTCGTCCCCCGGTATCATCCCTGTGCCCGCCGGAAGGGTGATGGTGCGGTCGGTCGCTCCGGTGGTGACTTGGATGGTCGGGGAGTCCGTGCGCCCGGTGATGGTGTAATCCGTCGTGACGCTCTTGACCGCTGCCGGGGTGACGTTCTCCAAGAGGTTCGGGGCGTAGACGATGACACGATAACGAGCGAGCGCCTCTGTATTGTCCATCGCGTCGAGCAGACCTGTGGAACTGAGCTGGAGTACGCCGTCATCACCGAATTGGAGTGTGAATGATGAGGCATCTATCGGTTTAATCGTGATGCCGCGATTGCTGTCATTGCCTGATATCCGGTCAAAGGCCACCTGCCCCGGACGGAACTTTCCGTTGTCATTCTCACACCATACCTCAATAAGCAACTCCTCCGCATCACTTCCGAGGCTATGAGTTATGGTGAGAGTCCTTGCATTCACATTGCCTGTGATATCCACCCACCCCGTGTCGTACTTCGTGACGCTGAGTTCAGTGGCCAGCACTTCGGGGCGGTAGACTTTGACTTTGTAGTACCACGACTCGGTGTCGATGAATGTTCTGGTACCAGAACTTTGTATATACCCAATACCATCTACACCCGTTTGCAACTTGATTGCCGATGTGTTGATCTGTAATGTGGTAATTCCGGCAGAGGTATTGCTGGACGTGGCGTTGTCGTATGCGAACTGCGGAGTGACTTTGAACGCATTCGCCTCTGTTCCGTCAGAAGACACAAGGAACTCCACGATTAGATCGGAAAGATTCGCGTTCAACCCATGCGTGACCGTGAACTCCGCATTGGTCCAATCCGAGTTGGCGACCCACCCCGTCGAGTAGCTGTAGGTCGGAAGCGGAGTGCCGGAGTTCGTGGCGGGAGTGGCCTTGATGCAGTACGTCACCCCAGCGGCAAACGGTCGCGTCTCATCGCCGGTGCGGGGTGTGCCGTTGGTGGTATCGGAAGACGGATCTCCGGCTCCAACATCCAAACTTGTGGCAACAGGACTGTCCCCAATTGCTATTGAGTATAGATTTCCAGCGGTTTCGCCGCGATTTTGCAATTGTGCGTGCCGGTGTCCCTGCATCTGATCATCTTCAAACGACCCTACGCTCGGACCGGCGAACGCGGAGCCATCGGCCATCGTCTCCGACCCATGGCTCCCCGTGCCGCGCACGAACGCACCACGGAGGTCGGGTACGTTGAACGTGGTTGACCCGTCGCCCGAGCCCCACGTCTCGCCAATCGCGGCGAAGAGGTCGGCGTACTCTGTGCGGCTGATCGCAGACCCGTCACATAGCAACGAACCAATCGGAGCGGCGGTTCCGGCGTAGGGATAGATGGTGCCGATTTCCATGCCGCCGCCCTCGCCGGAGCCACCGCCGGTCGCCACCTGCTCCCAATACGACGCGTGGGCGATGAGAATCGTGGTCGTAACGTCCGCGGTGACGGTGATAGACGACTCAAGCGCAGCGCCGATACCATCCCCACCGGATGCGGTAATTTCTATCGAGTTGGCCGCGTTGACGTTGATGATATAGAGCTTGCGCCCCTGATTGCTCGCCAGATCGGGAAGGGTAACACTGACCT